GTAGTGTAAAACCTAGTATACGTTCAGCAGTACCAACAGCTTTACCTAATAAGTCATCAGATACTGTAATCTTATAATTTGGTCTTGGAAATTGAAAATCACCAGCACCTAATAACGCATTTACATTTTGTTGAAGATTTAATTTACCTAATATTGCTTGTTCTGTATTAAACGCAGCATTATTAGCTAAGGCTAATGCTAATTGTTCAGCACCTATTTGCCCTAATTTTGTATCATTAAGAACACCAGCAACACCTAATACTCTACCAGCTAATGATGACCTTAAATCAAAATTTGGTACTAGATTAAGCCCATTAATACCACCAGCACCACCAATGCCACCTGCAATACCTACACCTTGGCCATTTAATACGCTACCTAATATATCAATTGCTTGAGCTGCCTCTTTACCAATACCCAATAATTGACCATATGCTTGGTCGTAACTTGGTAATTGTTGTGATGTTTGAACAGGTTGAAGTGATATATAATCAGCCATATCAACTTGTTTAGGTGCATCCAAATATAAATTCTTAATTGTTGCTTTTTTTCTATACTCAGCAAAGTCACTTTTTGCTAATAAACCATATTGTGCTGTTGTTGAATCTGGTGTTGTTGGGTATTGAGTTGTTCCATTTGGCGGAACAGGGAATATTGGTGTTGTTGTTATATCAATGATATCTAAAAACTGTGGTGCATTTGGGTCCTGGTTTTTATATAAATTCATTATAATAGCATTATCATAACGAAATACACCATCAACTTCAAGTGGATTTTGTTGTGGAACTGAACCATTACCAACCATTGTATCTAAGAATGGTTCTCCACCTCTTGGTGAGCCATTTACAGATGTAGATAATTGTGGATACCTAATTGGGTTTTGAATATTTAAATGTAATAAAAAATCACGAATACCAAAATCTAATGCCGTTCTAGTAATTGAATTTCTATTTCCTGCCGTAGGTGCCGATGTATCATAATATATTGTTGGCATAAATGTAAATTATTTAATAATAAATATAATACCATAGTATTTTATGTAAATAAACCTAAAATTGTTTTATCTTTAAAACAAAATAAGCCCACGACGGGCTTACTATTTTTATTATTGATTTAATTGTTTATGTATAATTATTTTATTTTTTTAATTAATATTAATAATATATTCAAATATACGGTTTTTTTTTGACAAAGTCAAGTACTATTTAGGCTTACCATTAAGTGATTCAGCTGTAGCTTTATTGATTCTAAGGGATAATTCTCTTACAAAAGATGGGTCATGCATTAAATTTTGACCAAGTTCTCTAGATTCTTTAGTTGATTCACCATTTACTCGTACATCAATCATTCCACTTAATTTAATTTCATCAACTTTTATAGTTGCTGGTGTATTTGAATTGAATGAACCACTACCAGGTGCATTTGCATTCATTGCCATTATTGATTTTGCTAGATTATTATTCCCATTAACATTAGTACCAGCTATCATTGTACCATCATTTAACTTCATAAATTTGTCTCTTGGGTTAAACATAACGCCATCATCTAATTTAGCAGTTGCGGCACCAGATACAACATCATCTGGATATTTATCTGGATTTGCTTTAATATCAGCAATTAAATCTTTATTAGGTATTGAAAGTGGTGCATTAGGGTGTAATTTCCTATAAACAGCTCTACCTAATGCTACATCGTCTGTTCCCATACCTTTAATTCCAAGACCAAAACCTTGTGTATCTAGACCTAAAGCTTTAGGTATTATTTCAAGTATTCCAGCTCCAGTACCACCTAAAGCTTCTAACCAACCAGAAGCACCTGTACTTCTTGCACTTTTTGACGAAAAAAAGTCAACCTGGTCTTTTGCTGTTTTAGCTACAGAAATAATAGCCGCAGCGGTAGCAGCAGCAGCTCCAGCACCACCACCTGCAGCGGCCCCACCAGCAGCACCACCTTCGGCTGCCCCTGCACCCCCAGCAGCAGCGCTACCTGCACCTCCAGCGGCAGCACTGCCTGCACCTCCAGCAGCTGTGCTTCCAGCTGCGCCAAATAGATTAAATCCACCCATACCCATTCTAAAACCACTTGCTAATAATGCGCCGTTTGCTATCCACATAGCTGCTTTACCTGCAATCAGAGTTGCAATACTAGCATATGGATGTTCTGCTGCAAACTCAAGGAAACCACCTATTTTTTCTGCCAACCATTTTCCAAATTTTTCTAATCTTTCACCAATTTTTTCTCTTTCAAACCAAGCCCTAACTTTTTCAAAGGCTGGTGCGGCTTTTTCTGCTAATGTTTTAACAAATGGTAAGAAAAATACTTTTATTTGTTCAATCAACGATTTTATTTGGTCGTCAAATGTCATAGCTGCTTTTGCTCTTTCAGCAAGGGTAGCTTTTTCTTCCATTTGTTGTTTAATAAGTGTTTTAGCAGAACTACCTAATTGACTAAGAAATTGAGGTTTGCCATCAATTTCAATATATGCCTTACCGTTTTTATCAAATTGTGCTGTATTTTCTAAAAAATCTTTTTCATCGTCTGATAGTCCTGTAACAGACATCTGCGTTCTAATTTTTTTAAACTTAGCCATATTTTTACCAGCTGTTACTAATGTTTCTAATTCCACACCAGTTGCCTCAGATACCTCTCTAAGCCTGGACATTTCGACGGCCGCCAATTGTATATTACCGTCTTTATCAAATCTAGCGTTTTCAGATGCCGCTTCTGCAACAGCTTTTGTTAGACCTTCCATATCATTACGAGCCATATACATTAATTTGAATGGGTCAGCCAATTGAGACCATTTACCACCCAAAACTTGTAGTTTAGCAGACATTTCAACAGCGCCATCAATATTCATTAATTTATCTGCCATACCAGCCACAGAATTCATGTTTATACCTAACTTAGTAACCGTTTCAGCCATTTTCTTAAACCCTTGAACACCACCTTTAAAGTTATACCTATTAAGCATCTTCATATTAGATGATATATTCTTAATAACCTTTGATGAATTTAAACCCATCTTACTAGCATCGTTCATTGTTTGCTCCATGAACTTTGCAACCTTTTCAACAGACATACCCTGCTGCTCAAATTCAGCAGCCATCTTAGCCGCCCCATCAGCACCCATACCAGTTCCTTTTGATATAGCTGTTATATTAGCTAAATTTTTACCACCTAACAATACTGACCTACCAATTTCTTCACTATATGCGGCTTGCATTTTTGTTGCCTCTTCAATTGTACCACCCATTGCGGTTATTTGGTTTGAAGCGGCACCAATACTTTTATAAAAAGAATCACTCCTTTTTTTCAATAATCCCATACTTAAAGCTGAATTCTTAACAGCCTTATCCATTTCAAAAAGTCCATATCCTTTAAGTTTACCATATGCACTTGTTATGGCACCTGGTAATTTTTGTAAACCTTTAACCGTTTCATTAAGAAGCATTTTGGTTTTGCTAACTGCTTGAAGATTTGCCTCGTATAATTTTTTTTGAGCCTTTAATTTTTCAATTTCCCTATCTAGTTCTTTTTGTAATTTTTGAGTTTCAGCGGCATTTTTTCCAACAGCTAATGCTTTTTGTTTTTGTAAAAATGCAATGTCTTTTTCAAGCTCTTTAGTTTTTTTAACATAAACTAAATATTGCTTAGCATCACCAAGTATAGATTTTTGCATTTCCATACTCTCTCTGGTATTTTGAATATATTCCCATTGAGAATTAGTTAAACCCTTTCTTAAATTTAACCGTTCTTTTAAAATTTCATTTTCTTCCCTAAGTTCCTCAAGAGTTTTCGGTTTATCGTTAGCCATATTCTTAAATTTTTTACTTTGTTAATATAAATATCTAGAAATAAAAAAACCCTATAAATAGGGTTTTATGATAAGGGAACCTCCCCAGATTTTATTTTATTTTTTAGTGCTTCTCCACTAACTTTTGTTTTTCTACTACCTTTAGCATTTGGGTTTCCTCTATTTGCAACTTCTTCAGCTTTTTCTTGCTCTTGCTGTTTTGACTTAATAAGCATCCCCATGTAGTACCTTCTTTCATTTGTTGGTAAATTTAAAACGTCATTATAACCTATTTTTAAATATTGCATACAAACAAATATTTCTTCCCATAAGGCTGGTTTATATTGGTAAGTCAGGCCAAAAAAACCTGAGGTTAAGGGGAAGAAAGGTAGAAATAGACTCACCTCTAGGAGTCTTAACTTCGATTGAAAGGTCAACACCACAATCTATTTTTTCAATATAATTTTTTAATTCTTTAGAATCTTTAATCCTCATCTTTTCAATAAAATCTTTAATAAAGTTTTTATCTCTATTACCATTAACTTCTACAAGTTGTCTTTCTAATCTATACGTATTTAAATTACTTACAGGTATTTCATTTTTTTCATCTTCCATTACTAATCTTTCAATAGTATCCAAATCACCTACCGTTAATAATTTAAATTTAATCTGAGCTTTTGAAAGCGGTAAATAAAAATCAAAATATCCTTCAGCATCTGGTTCTTGTGATAGTTTAATCGTTTTTAAGCTATTTAAATCCACCTCGCTTTCAAATGGATTACCATCTTCATCATACATTGTAATTGGGTACATTTCACCATAACTGGTTGCTCGCAACCATAACATAATAGCATTTCTATCACCAACATGCAAATCATTATATCTTAAATCTGGTTCTAATAGCTTCCTATTAATTAATATTTCCAAAAATTCACCACTTTGTAACAAATTTGGCGATGTTAAGATATTTTCATCCGCCGTTGTCATATACGCAACCTTAACATTTGGTTTTTTATTTTTATATAATTTACCTTCTGATGGTAAAGGAATAACATCAAAAGCTGCGTTATATTGTGGTTGACTCAGTTGTTGGATATATAAATCACTTTTATTCATTGTTAGTTTTGAAGTATCAATACTGCTTATTGGTGATTTAGGTTCTGATTTTAAAATAACCTTTTGTGGTGGTTCTTGATATTGTGGTTGTTCTTGATATTGCTGTTGTTGTTGTTGCTGATATGTTTGCTGCGGCTGTTGTTGATACGGCTGCTGTGTTCTTTCAGACGCAGAATTAAAACTATTTTGATACTGCTGAGTATTCTCAACATTTTTTCTTAATTGCTCATCTCTTAATCTTATTTGTTCTTCAGTTCTTTGTCGCATAGCCTCAACTGCCGACATACCAGTCTCATTCATTGAATTGTTGTATATCTCATTAGCAGCCTCAATTCTTTTTGCTTCGTAATCAGAATCAACATTAACAGGTTCTTGGGGTATATTTTGATTTTGTGGTGTGTTTGTAGGGAACACATTTGGTCTTTTTTCCATATTTAAAACGGTTTATTTATTATAAATATAGAATATTGATTTTTTTTGTAAATAGGGTTTACACTTTTTAATTTTTTTTGTAAATTTGTATATATGTTAAAACTAATAGTAAAAATTAAAAATTATTTTGTTAAAAAACAGAAATACAAAACCGCTAAATTTTTTCGAAATATAGAACTTAGATTACAAGACAATTAAAAATACCCCATGAAAATATCACAGGGTACTTTTAATATATTTTCTATAAATTAGAATAATAAGATAGCTCTATCAAATCTAAGTGTAGCGGTAATTTGAGCGATACCATCATCATCCATTGCTAAGTCACCAAAGCCAACGTTTGTAAGCATAGTACCATCTAATAACCATTTTTCTACAACGACACCAGTCGGGTCAAGCATTTCAAGTTCAACAGGTCTTTTGTAACCAGCTGCGTAACCTTGACGACCAGTAATAGATTCAGAGTGTAAACGAACCCACTCCATTATAGCTTGAGTAGCTGAAGGACCAATAGGGTCTCTAAAAGTAACATCAATAGTTTCCCAAGTAAATCTACCAATAACCCAAGTAGAAGTGTTTAAGAACGGAATCTCAACTTCATTTTGTGTGATTGAGGGTCTAGAAGCAGTTTCTAACCACCACTGTTGAATACCTAAATCAGCAGGGAAAGTAATAAGCCAACGATTCTTTTTCTTCGGTTCGTAGGGCAAGGGCATTTTCATGAGTAAATCGGCCATATTCTAAAAATTTTAATTTTTTTGTTTTATTATTATAAATATGTAGTTTTTTATTTTTTTATATTAAACTACGCATTATTTTTTTTATTCTTTCTACTTCTTCAGTTAATATTTTATTTTGACCATTAACTGATTCGTATGTTGCTGGCTTAAATGGTATTGATGATTTACCACCAGTTGTATCTTCATCATCATCGTCAGCACCACCAGACGTACCTGAAGACGCATCAGCAGCTGAAGCTCCAGCATCACCACCACTAGGCGGCGTAGCCGTAGGTGTTCCTGCCGAAGAACCACCAGTTGAATCACCGCTAGCAGTTGTGCCACCTTTTTTACCACCACCTTTTTCAGCTTTCATTTTTAATTCATGTAAATATTGAAATAAACTTATAGCGGTTACTAAAAAATTAATAAGGTTATTCTTAAATCTACCTCTGTCTTGTGCATCTTTAACAAATGCTTTGTTTTGAGATTTGAACGAGTAAGTTTTATCGGCCTCCTCAAGTTTATTAATGCTACCACCTAAATCAGCCATTTTATCAATCATATTACCGTGTTTAAATTTACCAGAATACACGGTAACAAATATATCATCAATAAAAGCTTTTAAGGCATTAACAGCTTGTTGATTTTTAGGGTCAATCGCAAATAATTGTTCAAAATTAGTTGCCATTATAGGGTTTGAATCTAACCCGCTTAAAATATTAGCCAATTTTTTATCGTTAGAACTATTTATTTTTTTTACTTTATTTCTAATTATTTCAACTCGGTTAATAAAATCTTCAAATGATTTAAGTTTATCAAACGATAAGTTTTTTTCTAATTTTTTAATTAAATCTTTATCTTTAATATATTTTCCTTCAAAAATATGATTATTATTTAATTTTGTATTTTCTTCAAAATTCTTTAAATCTCTTAATGATTTTTTTTCTCTATCTGGTGTTAATTTATTTGTTGATACAGAAGTTACCTTTTTTGGGTCTCCATCAATATTAACAATCGTTTCGTTAGGGTTTTCACTTTTTTCATCTGAAACAACACCTTTCATTCTATTTACTATTGGTCTACCATTTTCATCTTTTTTCTTTGTTGTTGTGTTCCAAACAACTTTTGCACCTGGTCTTATAGTTAAATTATCACCTGTAGCACCGCCAGCCCCAACATTATCAGCTGTACGAACACCTAACATTTTTCTATTATTAACAACAAATTTAAACAAGTTTTTTAAACTATTATATAAATCATCATTTGAACCGCTTCCAGTACTTTTATTATCGCCTTTACCATCACCTTTACCATCACCTTTACCACCTTCTTCTTTACCCTTGTCTTCAATTTTTTTAGGGTCTTGTGCTTCATTTTTATCAATTGTTGGACCATTTGGTTCGACAATACCAGTACCACCATCAAGATTTAACATTGATTGAAGTAAATCATTAAGCGTTTTTGCTCTAGATTGTCTTTGACCTTTCATTCTCATTATCTTAACAAGAGCACCTGCAGACAAAACAGCAAGTCCAATTGGGCCCAATACAGCACCAAATCCTTTTGCTGCAAGATATCCAGCGCCAGTTTTAATACCTGTTTTAATTGCTACCTTAGTAACAATTTGTGGTACCATTTTAACAAGAATAGATGTTAAATTTCTACCAGCAATTGTACCATATAATGTTGTGTTAGGGTTTAACTTACCTGTTCCAGATGCACCATCGTGGAACATGTCATTAAGTGTTTTATATTGATTTGGGTTGTTTACCAAATCATGAAGACCTTTAGCTGCTTCAGTTGGTTTCATCATTACACCACCTTTCTGACATAATAAATCAACGCCCTTATTAGCATCACCACCGCCAATTTGCTTAAGTGCGTCAACTAGTTCTTGTGGTTTTGAATTTGCGTTTAACGGATGTTCTGTAACACGACCTAAAAGTTTATAAACTCCTTCATTATTTTTAATATCGTTTAGTACTTCACTTTTTTGTTGAATTAACTCAGTTGTTGTTTGTGTGTCAGTATAGTTATATGGTTGGTCAAAAAGATGTTTAAACCATTCTGTATTTGCTAACCAACTAAATGCACCCATAGAACCACCAATACCAGCTAACAATAATGGTAACTTATTTGATTTAAGTGTTTTCATTCTTTCACTATCAAAATCTTTACCACCTTCACCGCGTTTAGCTTGTAATGTTTTTCTTACATTATCCGCTTCATCTTCATTAACCTCATCATCTGAGTCAATATCAAAACTTTCATCCAATGCTTTTAATTCTTCTTCTGACAACTCAATAACGTTTCCTTCAGCTTCATCAACAACAGAATAAGCCGCCGTTAAATCAACGTCTAAGAATTTCTGAACATAATCTTTAAGATGATTAATAAGACCATTAGCTTGGTCAATCGTTAAATAATCCTTATCGTTTGGATTTTTTAATGTTGAACCAACAATTGTATCATAAATTTTGGAAATTTCCATTATAGTGTCTAAGAAATCGGCACCTTTTTCATTGTTTGGAAATTCTGGGTTTTTTTCTTTTATTGCAGCATCTAAATTTTTAATAACCTCGTTACCCTTTGTATCTATGATTTGCTGAATTTTAGCTGCGGCCTCTTGGTCAATTTTTCCCTTGCCAAAAATTTTACCACCAGCCTTATATCTACCCAATTTAGATAGACCATATTTAATTTTTTCCCACATTCCTTCGTCAATCATTTCTTCATTCATTGTTGGGTCAACTTCAACCATCTCTCTTAACATGTGGTTGATAACAACATAATGTTGTTCTTCTGTTAATATAATTTTTTGCGGCATAATTACTTTTTTTATTATATAAATATCTGTTATTTTAGTAAAATTTAAAGTCTGGAAACTTTTTTAATACGAATTCTTTTACCCTTTCTGGGTTATATCCTAATAGTATCCCTATCTCGTATGTTTCCTCTGGTGTTTTGGTTGGTAGATAACCATCTCTTTTTCTAGCTATGCTAGCCAATCTTGTTGCTTCTTCTTCATGGCCGTCACGATAAAATACATACGCTCTATTTATACCCAGCGGAAAATACTTTAATCCTGATGCTTCTAATGCGTCAACATCGGCAAATGTTGCACCTCCGTAAAATCCAACACCTCTTTTTCCGTCAATAACTGTTTTTAATGCTCTTGGATGCGAATACGCGTCCTCTGGTTCAATCTCTTCTGATAAGTGTTCTTTAATAAGACCATATTGTCGTTCGGTTATTATTATTTTTGCCATAAATATAAATATCATATAAAATAAAAAACCCCCTGATTTAGGGGGGTTCTTTACTTATTCTATATTTAGTTCAAATTTCATATTACCACAATCCCATATTCTATCATAACCCTTAATTTTCATTATTTCAAATTCAGATAGTTTGTTATCAAAACCTTCTTTAACTAATACATCCTTTCTAAAATTAAACCTATGATACCTATTGTTATATTCACCTATTTTAACATACCAATAATTTGGTGGTGTATTTTCAATAAATGTAAACCCATTTTTATAATAAACAGTATTTTTATAATCTAAACCTGACCACCTAATGTCGGCATATGTTATTACTTTATTTGGTTTGTAATTATCAATAAAATATTTTAATAGTCTTGAAAACCCACCAACAACCCTGTGATTTTTTTTATTAACAAACCTCATTAATTCGTATTGATTTTCTTTATCACACCTACCCATTATTTTTCTTAATTTACCAAATGTAATCAGACTAACTAATTCGTTATCATAAAATAATCCAAGTCTTATTTTATCGATTGAAGAATCTTGAATATGGTTTTTATTTAAAAATTCATCGGACACTTTCTTATCAACGCTCATTATTGAACATTTTCTAGCATATATTTTTTTATTATTTATCATTAAAAAATTTGATAACCTAGAAAGTACTATATCTTTCTTATATAAAATTTCATCTTCAAATATATGAACTAATTTTATGTTTGATTCGTGCGCTAGCTTAGATTTATTAATATGGTAATTTCTATCCTTTTCACCATTTATCTCACTATGGTAAAAATTACCATTAACCTCGATTCCTAAATTATAGTCATGTAATAACAAATCTATTTCCTGCCCGCTTAATAGTTTTCTAGAATTATCTAAATGGTCAATATTATTTTCGTTTAAAAAATCACGTATAAATGCTTCTAATTTAGAATTTTTAACCAAAGGAAAACATTTTCTACATATTGGTATTTTACCAGAACCCAAAACTGTACTTGTAAACACGTTATTGCATTTTAAACATTTAAAATTATACGGCATAGATGTTGTCCCACTTTTATTTGCTGTATACTCATCTAATAACAATAAATTATTATCCTCTAATTTTGGTAATAAATTATTTATTTGTTTTTCTTTTAACGTATTCTTTAATTTGGTAACCAACCCTTCATGTTTCATTGGATTATCAACTCCGTACTTATCCACCAAAATTTTCTTTAACCCATTTTTAAACTCATTTTTTTTAAAAATGGAATCAACTCCGTGTTTTTCAAAAAAACTTTTTTTACTAGCTAATATTCTTTTATCTTTATTCTCCTTAATTTTTCCCCACTTTATCCTACATTCACCAGAACATAACTTTTTTTTATTGTTTATCTTAACTTCAAAATCATTGTTACACATATCGCATTTTCTAACCTCCCTAATACTTTCATCTTTTTTTCTACCTATCGTTTTGTTTTTGTTGGCAAATTCAAAATAGCAACTTCTTGAACAATACTTCTTATCCCTATGTTTATATTCGGCAATAAAATTATTATCACAATTAATACATTTTAATTCTATATTCATGGTATTATATTTTTTAATCTAACAAGGGCTTATCTACAAATAAATATTTGCAAATATACCTAAAAAACAAAAAAGGTGCAAATATTTGCACCCTTTTTTAATTTATTTTATTTTTTTATTAAATGTTATCAAATGAAGCCCCTGTATTCATAATATTAAATTCTACAATTATAAATTCTAGAGCTCTTGTTGGTTTAAGGTAAATCTTACCAGTTAATTGATTTCTATCGATATCTTCTGGGTCGTTACTTAAAACAACTCTGAAATCTACTAAACCTCTCTCGGTTCTAATGCTATCCAAGATTGGATTAACAAGTGACAAGAATTGATTTCTTACGATAGTATCATTTTGTTCGAACAACAATCTAATTGCCACGGCAGAGATAAGTTTTCTAGCCTGTAAAAGAAGTCTTCTAACATTGATTCTGTCAAGAGCACTTTCTTTAACTTGTAGAGTTTTATTACCCCAAATCTTAATACCATCAGACGTAAACGTTGCGATTGGGTTGATTCTGTTTTCGTAAAGAACGTCTCTTTCACTTAAAGTTAACTTCTTACGAGCCTTAATAGCGTCAACATCACCTCTTTGAATACCTGCTACTGCGAACCAAGGGAATGCAATGTTATCAGTTAAAGCGATGTTTCTCACAACGTCTCTTGTTGGCGGAACATAAACATACACATTATTCTCAGCATCAAGGATTTGAATCCAAGGCCAGTATGTCGCCGTGTAACTACTATCATACATATCAGATAAGCTGTCTGTTACATCACCAACTGTTAATACCGCCCCTGAAGAATCAGTATCAGGTGTTGTTACAACATATAAAGAGTCAGCCCTGTCTTGCTCAATCATTTCTATGCTAGCTTCAACAAGATTTGTATTATCAAACGTATCAATACCAGGCGTAGCAAACACATTAACGTTAACAGCTTCTGGGTTTTTAAATGTCCAGATACCCTCTAAGTAAGCGTAGTAATCAGATGTAATACCCAAATCACCGTTAGTTAGAGTTTTGTTTGCAAATGTACCTACCGCTAAACCAGCCGCACCCTTGGTACCATTGATAGTAAAGCTATCTAAGTTAGTTCTTCTTGTTCTGTAAGGGTCGAAACCATCGAATCCACCATAAGGTGCGAAAGTAAATTTACGAGCGTATACTTTCTCATATGGGCCGTTAGCTAAACCAGCGTCAGTTCTAAACTGCCAATCACCAGTGTCAAACAAGAATATTGGGCTATATGTGTTACCTGAATTATCAATAACAACTTTAACATTGTCAATTGTTGCACCTGTAGCATCGATATCCATGTGGAAACCTTTAGTTAAACCAGTCCACATATCATAATCTTGACCGATAGGTTTACCTTTGTAATCAAAGAAATCAGCATCGATACCAATTGTATTAGATAAACCTAAATAGTACTTACGCTTGTTTTCAAAAGCACCATATGTTTGCTTATACATTATGCTTGGTGTTTGAACGTCTGGGTTAGAGTTAATTTCATAATCTCTAACTGGGAATCCAACGAAACCAGCTGGGAATGCATCACTTGTATCAGAACTTTCATCAAGTTCAAGTAAAATGTGAGCAGATTTTGATGCGTATACACTATCTAATGTACCGATTCTTCTAGCAACGAAGTTGTTTGAAGTTGGGTCCATTGTACAACGTGTGTAAGCTTCGATGATATTAGGTGCCGCATCTGTATCATAAAAACCTCTTACCAATACATCAAACTCTCTTGTATCTGGTTTAATGTTAGCAATTGAAATTTTATATTGTTCGTTTGCTGCGTTACCGTCAGATATTGTCCAAATTCTAAATAATCTTAATAATTTATTACCTCTTAATTCTGATACAACATAAGGTGTAACAGCTGGTTGGTATTCTTGTAAGTAATCAGAGTATTGACCAGCGTAGTTAATAGTATTTAAATTAATACCTCTAACCTTACCGTCATTAACATAATCAACAAACATTTTATCAAAGAATTCTTCAACATATACTGCAGTTTCACCATCTAAAGCGGTTCTACCAAGAACTTTTGTTATGTAATTTCTTTGTGTTCTATCAAAAGAACAATCATAAGAGAATGCACCCTGTGTATTTGATGTACCAATTAAAGCGAATGAACCGTAAGGGTTTTGTTCTGCTGTGGTAATGCTTGAATTAAAATTCAATCCTGTTGTTGCACTAACTTGGAATACTGGTAATTGAGTTTGAGCATTAACTTTACCTCTAGAACGAAGTAAACTAACCAATTTATCCTCAACATCTGCGTATCCTTTACCAACAGTATATGTTGTAAAACCAGATGTTGTACCTGTTTTATACATTGATATTGAAGTACCTGAGTAATAGTTTACAACTGCAGATGTTGTACCTGTATTATAAAATAAACCAGTACCTGAATATACACCTGTAAAACCAGATGTTGTACCTGTTCTATATACTGTTAATGGGTCACCAGAGAAATATGTTACATTACCAAAAGTTGTACCTGTTTTATAGTTAATACCAGAACCAGAATAGAATGTTGTTACACCCGAAGCTTGACCTGATACGTAAGCGGCTGTTTGAGCACCACTATATTGTATAGTAAAACCAGATGTTGAACCTGTTATTAATCTAGTATTTGAAGTACCAGTATAATATTGAACATATCCACTTGTCAAACCAGTATAAATATTCGGTGTTGATGTTGAACCTGTACTTAAAATAATTGCAACACCATAAACACCAACATAAGTTGTTGCATTTATTGCGGTAAAAGAACTAGGAATACTTTGTACACTATATTGTAACCCAACATAAGTTCCAGGTACACTTCTTAAACCAAAATAATTACCTTGCAATATTCCAGCGGTTTCCATTGTATTATATGGTTCACTAGTTGTTAAATAAGTAACATTTACAGTGCTAGATGTTGTAGCGGCAGTAAATCGTATAAATGAACTAATAATTGGTGTTGAGCCGCTAAAACCTACCGAATTCTGATTTAAACTTTGTGGTGTTGTACCAGAAGTTATTGCAGAGAATACCGCAGAAGCACCAACATAAGATGAACCGCTTTGTACAAAACTAAGAGGTACACTAAACGATGTACCAACTGGTGCACCACTAAACAATGTAGCTAAACTAAAGTTACCCGCAGTATACATTGCATTAAGAACGTTATTATTGATAACATAACTTGTACTGTTTGTTAATGTATTTGTTTGATAAGTAATTAACGGATTAGCATTTATAGGTGTAGCAACACCACCTGTAAGACCAGTTGTTGTTGTGTTTAATGTTGCAGGAACAGTTACTTTACTTACAATAATATAACTTGAAGAGGCACCAGTATAAACCGCACCAGAACCTGTCATAACAAAAGGAATTACAGCTCTAACACCAGAATTTAAACTTGGTAATGACGCTAAACTAAATAAAGAAGCACCATAAAATGCGCTTGTTAACGGGTCTGAAATTACAGTATTTGTTAATGAACCGCCAGTTGTTGCTGTATAACTAATTAATGGGCTGTAGTTTGCCGTTGTTGAAACACCTGTACTAGATGCGTTGAAATAGTATGGGGTAATACCTGTTTGTGTTACCGTATACACCGAACTAGCACCAGTAAACGTTAAACCATTATATATAAATGATGCAGGAATTAAATTAGTTGTTCCAGTTGCTGTTGCAGGTAAACCACTTAAAGTAAATTTACCAGCTTGATATAAGCTACTAGTTAATAGGTCTGCAATAGTTGCGGTGATTAATGTATTACCAGTTGTTGCTGTATAATTTATAAATGGTACAAAACTACCACTAGTTGTAGCTGCGGTTGTTGTTGTGTTAACACCACTTTGTGTTAAGCCAGTGGCAATTACAACGTAGTTAGATTCATTACCAGTAAAACTAGTACCAATATTAACGTAGTTTCTAGCTATTGAACCAGTTGCACCGATTGCTAAACTAGACAAACCAGTTAAACTAAAGTTTGAATTATTATAACCAGCGTTTGTATTTGGTTCGTTAATTTGAACGGCAGAAAGAACACCACCAGTTGTTGATGTGTAAACAATAAATGGATTTGTATTTGCGCTGCTAATTAAACCAACACTAGCAGCACTCAAAGTCATAGTTGTTGTACCTGCAGAAATAAGTGTATAAACCGCACCTGCACCACTATAATTTGAACCACCAACGTTTATAAATGAATTAGAAATAACACCTGATTGACCTAATGTCAAATTAGGTAAAGCACTAAGACTAAAATTACCATTGTTATAAAGGTTTGTTAATAGGGTATCATTTATAGTTACTGTAACCAAATTATTTAAAGCGTCTGCTGTAAATGATGCAAATGGGATAATACTTACATTTGTTAGTGTTGCACCTGTACTTGTTGGGTTTAACACATTTGGTGTTGAACCAGCATTAACAACATACAATTGACTGCTAGCACCTGTGAATAAACCGCCAACTTTTGTTACTGGAACACTCAATGATAATATTTGACCATTTGTTAATGTTGGTAACAAAGCTAAACTAACACTACCATTGTTAACCAAATAACTTAATAATGGGTCACTAATAGTTGTACCTATTAATACGTTAGAGTTTGTTGCAGTATATACAATACTAGGATTATACGAGCTTGTTGTTGCTGTTATTGTTGAATTATCCAAAGCAGCATCCATCGTTATACCCCAAGCCTTACCCGCATCATAACCAGAAAAACCAAGAATTCTTGTGACGAATAATTGGTTTGATTGTGATAAATATGATTTTGCGATGTATGGTAATTCATACAAAGGTGCACCATTTCCGTCTGGACCGTTTACCAATGTATTATTTAAACCACCAAAAAACGATTGAAACTCGCCGTAGTTACTTACGAAAATAGGTTGAAATGCTGGTCCTTTGGTTGTTTCACCCACCAAACCCAATGTCGTAACACCTACTTGACGTGTTACAAATGTTAAGTCTTTTTCTGAGGTGTAGACACCTGGACTAACGAATACTTTTTCTGCCATGTTATTTTTTTTTACTTTTTTTAAAAATTATTTCTTGTTACTAAATAAATATTCAAGAAAAACCGAAAATTAAATATATAAGGATAAATATTTGAAATTTACCATTCTAGTGATTTTCATGTGAATAATAAAAAAAAATAAACGATTATACATCAAAATTAAAAGATTACCATGGTAATGGTAAATTAACAATTTTAGGTTCTATTTTTTCATTAATCATAATATCTAATTTCTCATTTAAACCATTAATATCCTCACTTGCTTCAATCCAGCTAATTACATCATTTTCGTTTAAACTATTATAATCAACATATTGGCCACTCAATTTATTAAAGTTTGATTGCCCTTCAATATTAGCATAAAAACCACTATCTGATGTTGCATTATACCTCCAATTAACGGTTGTAACAAAGTTTCCATAACCCTCAAAATTCGGTATTACACTAAGACTATAAATAATCCATTTATATGTTCTAGGATATACAATATTATATATTTTAATTTTAATTTTATTTTGTAATATACTGGTATTGTTTGAAATTGAAACTGCGTTTATTAAATCATTCGTGGTTGTTGATGTATAAGACTGCTCTTCGGTATAATAATTTACACCATCAATATATGATGTGATATTATTTTCATTTGTGCCAATATATCTCCAATTAATTCTAGAGATATAAGTTATATTATCCTGAGCGTCATAAGATTCTACAAAATCTAATATTTCAAAATCGTATGTTATTATCATATTATTTATTTTTTAATTTTTATGTTACCATGTATAAACCCTTACTTCACCGCGACCACCATTACCACCAGCACCACTATTTCCAGTATTTGTGGCAGCACCACCACCACCGCCACCACCACCTGGTGAACCACCATTACCTCCATTAGCACCATTAACATTACCAGTAAGAAAACTACCACCACCGCCACCACCACCAGTGCCACACTTTATTGAATTTCCATCTGTACCTGTACCGCCAGATGTTGGTGTTGTACTGCTATTTGAACCAGCCGCAGAACCATTTCCAGCTATATATGACATAACTGTTCCGCCAGATGAACCAACTGCTGATGCATTTGCTGCGGTAGAACCACCTCCACAACCACCACCAGCACCACCAAAAATCGAACTCCCACCATCTTTAGTTACTAATGTTGTAATTCTACTACCACCAGCACCACCACCAAATTCTGCATTTCCTGCCCCCAAACCTGCTGTTGCTGAAGGTAGACCAGATGCACCTTGCCCCGCAATAGCTATAGTTGTTGCAACACCAGGCAATCCACCACCATATGCTGATGCTGATGTAGTACCACTTAATCCAGCTGAACCAGTACCACCACCACCACCACCTACTTGAGCAGTAGTTGCTGATATCCCACCAGCACCACCACCACCACCATAACCAACTAATTGAGTTGTACCAGAACTAAAAGAAGAGTTTTGACCATTAATACCACCAATACCAATACCTGTTATAGTCACAATAGAACCACCAGTACCACCTGAACCAACAACTACTGGCTCACTACTTGACAAATCGCTAGCCAAATAAAAATTATCACAATAAGCACCACCACCACCACCTGTTCCACCTGTTCTGGCAGTACCACTATTTATTTTTGCTCCACTACCACCACCACCACCTGCACCAATACATACCACGTACACAAACTTAGCACCTGTTGGTTTTACCCATGTTGAACTACCAACATTTGTAAATATTTGAACATTTGGTACTTCATTTACATTATTATTTATTGCCATATTTTTCTATTTATTTTTAAAATGAATAAACTCTTACTTCACCTCTACCACCAGCTCCACCATTACCAGCCCCGATATCAGCACCACAACCACCACCTCCGCCACCAGCAGCAACACCCCCATCACCCCCATTACCACCAAGAGTATTTGGTGTTATTGTTCCTCCACCACCACCACCACCTACACCAAACGAAGTTCCAGTACTTCCAGATGTTGGTGAAGCACCATTTGCACCTCCTGAAGCGCCACCACCAACCGCATATGAATTACTAGTACCTCCAGCTGTTGAATTTACAAGTATAGTACCTAAAGTGTTTGAGGTTCCACCAGCACCACCACCTCCACCACCAAATAATGATGAACCTCCAGCACCAATTGCTGGTGTATTACTACCATCATGACCACAACCACCTCCACCACCATATTCAGCTAACCCAGCATTAGTTGCGTTACTACCACCACTTGCCCCTGTGCCACCGACACAAGTTTGAGATGCTACAGGACTCACTGAGGCATAACCTGGTTGTCCGCCGATAGCTACCAAAGAATCACCAACACTTCCAGCACCACCAGTACCTCCACCACCTCCACCACCAGCACCTATGGCAATACCACCTCTAGCACCACCTCCACCACCATAACCAACCAAATATGTTGTTGTTCCAGTGCCAAAAGAAGAATTACCACCAATACCACCAGATGTAGTTACGCCCGAAAGACCAGCAAGACCTGCAGTACCACCCGAACCAACAATTACTGGTACAGTATTACTTAAATCACTAGCATTAAATATTTTATATACAAATGCACCACCACCACCACCAGCTCCACCCCATTTAGGTGCTGTTCCTAAAGAGTATGATGCACCACCCCCACCCCCACCAGCTCCGATACATACAACATACACAAATTTAGTACCTGTAGGTTTTGTCCAAAAAAAAGTGCCAGCCGTATCATATATACTTACGTTCTTAACTAAATTTATACTACTATTTATTGCCATATTTTTATATTTACCATGAATAAACTCTTACTTCACCACGACCACCGCTTCCACCTCTACCAAAACCTGTTGTAACTGGCGAGCCAGCACCTCCACCACCTCCACCTCCACCTGGGGCACCACCAGTACCACCAGTGGCCCCAGTTGTAGCGTTTGACGCACCCCCACCGCCACCACCTGCACCAGATTCATACGAATTTCCATTTGAGCCAGTTCCACCAGAAACTGGTGTGTCGGCACTAGTACCCGATAACCCACCTGTACCTCCAGTATACATCCCACTATTACCACCATATTGTGGTTGATAATATGTTGAAACAGACCAACTACCACCACAACCACCACCACCACCACCAAATAAGGAATTTCCACCAATACCCCTTTGAGTCGCACCAGCGGCAGCTCTACCACCACCCCCACCACCCCCATATTCAGCATTTGCCCCATCAGTGTTAGCTGCTGCAGAACCACCACCACCAGAACCACCAATAGCAAAAGCAGTTGTAGCTCTTGTAGCTCCATTTGGGTTTCCGCCAACACCACCAGTAGTATTAGATGCACCAACAGTACCAACACTTGCTGTTCCACCACCACCACCACCACCACATGTGCTTCCAGCAGTATTTCCAAGACCACCACCACCACCATAAGCAGTTAACTGGGTTGCACCAGAACTAAAACTTGAATTTCCGCCAACAGAACCAACAGCACTTGTTGAAGCACCACCAGTACCACCTGAAGCCACAATTATAGGTTCGGATGAAGACAATTGCGATGCACTGTATAATCTTTTAACTAACGAACCACCTCCACCACCAGCACCACCACCTTTAGTCGTACCTATGGCTGCCGCTTGACCAGCACCTCCACCACCTCCACCACCAATACATACTACGTATACGAAATTAGCACCAACTGGCTTAACCCATGTTGAAGCTCCAACATTTGTAAATATTTGAATATTTGAAACTGAATTTATACTATTATTTACAGCCATAAAACAATTAATTTAATGTAATTGTACCAACAGCAGATACAACAGTAAATACTGTATTTGCGCTAGTACATATTAATTTAATAGAGTCCCCATTATTTTGAGAAACTAAACTACCACTAACACCCTGCGTTGTTGTAACAATACCAAATCGTATTAACTGATTATTATTTTGTGTTATAGTAAATAAATTATCTGACGCAGAGATAACTTCAATACTAGTACCCAATGTTGCACCTGTTGGCAGGGTAATTGACGTTGTACCTGTTGTTATGTATCCGTTTCCAGTTGATGCTGTTATTGGTGAAATCGCATATTGCCATGTGGTACCACCACCAGCTGATATACCTGTAATTGTATTTCCATTAACACTACCTGTTCCAGATAATGTAATAACACCTGTTGTACTATTATACGTTCCACCAGTAACCGCATTTACATTTTGATATGTTGTTGCTGATATTGTATTAGCTGTTAATCCACTAATGAAACTAGTTGCTCCGCTAACCGTACCACCAGTAAATTGTGTAATACCACTTACATTAAAAGTGCCACCAGTATTATTTGTAAATATAATTGTACTACCAGCAGCACTATATGTACCACCAGTTACGCGAATATCTATAGGTAAATTAATATATGTTGTTGCTGATATTGTATTAGCTGTTAATCCACTAATGAAATTAGTTGCACCACTAACTGTTCCTCCACTCTTATCAAATTTATTACTTATATTTGTTTGAATTGTTTGAATTATTGAACACCCACTTAACGTATCACAAG